CTCATCGGGCGCGTGTCGGTCGTCGCCACCGCGCCGCCCATGATGCTGCCGGTTTGGCTGGAGTCCGGGACGAAGGCGCACAAGATCGAGGCCAAGAACGCGAAGGCGCTGTACTTCTTCTGGAACCGTGTGGGCGCGAACGTCTTCTTCAAGAGCGTGAACCACCCGGGGTATGCTGGGTTGCACTTTATGCAAAATGCCTTCGAGGCGATGCGCAGCGAGATCAAGAGCACGATCCGCAAGGCGGTGAGCGATGGACTTGGCACCAGAAAGTGAGGCTCGCATGCACAAGGCGATCGACAACTTCCTGTTCGGCCTGTTCGGCCTGTTCTTTGGGATGGGCTTCGCCATCGCCAACAACGTGCTGAACTTCATCGGGCAGTTCATGCACGCGGCGCACTGACATGGCTGATTCGGTCACCTACGAGCCCGTGATGAACGGCATCTTGGCGCTCCTCCAGGCCGCGCTCATGCCCGGCACGTTCCGCTACATGGCGCGCGGGATCGTCCTGACGGAGGAACTCGACCAGATCATCCTCCAGAACATGCCGCTTCCGTTCCGCCAGCCGGCGCTGTTCCTGTTCGACGGGATAGGTTGGGGCGGGGGCAAGACGATCTACCATCGCAGCGGACGCGGCATGCCGGCGAAGCGCACGCTGCTGCGCACCATCGTCTGCTACGCGCAGTTCCCGGGCGCGGGGACGCCGGGAGGGCCGGACGGGACGGTGCAGTCCGGCGGCACCATCTTCGCGCCGCTGGTGGAGGCGGTCGAGGCAGCGCTGGAGCCGTCACCGGGCGAACCCGCCATCACGCTGGGAGGTCTCGTGTCCCACGTCTGGATCGAGGGCGAGTCGCACTGGTTGACGGCAGAGATTTTCCCTAATGGTCAAGGCGTCTTCACCATACCGGTCAATATTGTGGTCCCCTAGTGCGTGCGCGCCAACGGATTTCCAACGTCTTGACGTGGCTGTAAACAACGAGGCACCGCCGTCCCGTGACCAGGGGTCGCCATGTCCACACCGCTCGCCGTATTCGGTCCAGGCATCCTCATCGCCAGCAGGACCGACATCACCATCCCCTCCCCGGTGAACGTCGGGTTCGTGCAGGAGTTCTCCATCGAGGCGGCCGGCACCATCAAGGAACTGTTCGGGCAGAACCAGTGGCCCCTCGCCGTCGCCCGCGGCACCATCAAGGGCACCGGCAAGTTCAAGTCCGCGGTGATATCCGGGCTGGCCTGGTCGGCGATGTTCTACGGGAACACCGAGACGACCACCAGCCAGATCAACTGGAACGTCGGCTCGACCTTCACGCTGTCGACAGCGTCGACGGCCGCGGTCCAGGTCGGGTCATCGCTGACGTTCGACGCGGACCTCGGCATCACCTACGTCAACACCGGACTGCCATTCCAGCGGGTGTCGACGGGCCTGGAGGCGGTCGGCAAGTACAGCGTCGGCTCGACGTCGCCCGGCCTCTACAACTTCAGCGCGGCCGACACGACGGCCGGTGCCGCCGGCGGGACGTTCGTCAAGGTCACCTACACGAACACCACCTCGGTCGGCGGGAACCTCACGGTCACGAACCAGCTCATCGGCGCGACCCCGACCTTCCAGCTGGACTACTACACGAACTTCAACCAGCCCGCGTCCAAGCCGTTCGTGGTTCGCATCTTCTCGTGCGTCGCGGCCAAGCACATGATGGCGTTCAAGCTCGAGGACTTCATGATCCCGGAGTTCGACTTCAGCCTGTTCGCCAACGCTGCCGGCAACGTCTACAGCATGACGTTCCCAGAGATCTCGTGATCCCCGTGCCTGGCGGTGTGCGGGTGAGCGCGGCGGCGGTGTCGGTGGTCTCCTTTTCGGTGGGGTGCCTGCTGCTCACCGCCGCCGTAGTACATGCCCCAGCCACGGCCGTGGGAACGTTCCTGAGGGCCGACATGGTCCTGGCCGGCATTGCCCTAGCCCTCCTCCCCATTGCCATCCTGATGCCCTCCACGTACCCTGGCGAGCCTCGCATCCTTGGGGTCAGGGCATGGCTCGTCCGCCGCGCGTCAACCGCAGCAAGGCAGGTGGTGGAGGAGCCGCGGGGAGGAACCGTGGTGGCCGCCCGTCTCTCGACCCCATCGACGACGTGCTGATCGAGGCGGTGAAGCGCGCTGCGGAGTCCGTCGATCTGAAGGTCTCTAGCCTCATCCTCATCAACGTCAGGATCGGGCTCATCCTCGGTGCCAGTCCGGAGGCGACGCTCAAGCGGCTCCAGACCAAGGCGAGGCGGAGGAGGTGAGCGGAACCCTAACCGCGTCGCTGATATACGACTGTCACGCGAAGGCTTCCGCCTTAGTCGCTCATCAACGTCGAGGGCCGGGGAAAGGGCACCTAACCTTGATCCGGCTTTTCCACCTATCTCTCGGACGCGTGACCGCTTCCTACCCTTCGGTGGCCGTTTTCATTTAGTCTATTTTCGTCCTTTCCGTAAAGACGCATCGTCAGGTATCTTCCCACGCACCGCCACGAGAGGAAGACCGCCATGTCAGGAAAGAGGACCGCCAAGATCACGCTGGGGGGTGAGACCTACACCGTCCACGCGTTCAACATCGACGAGCTGGAGCAGCTCGCCGGCATCCTGTCCGACGACAACGTCCAGGCGGCGTCGAGGTCGTTCATGATCCTGAAGCTGGCGCTGCTGCGCGCCGAGCCGCCGGTCGGGGACGTCGGGTCGATCGAGCCGGACACGCTGGACGAGGTCATCGAGGCGGCGAGGGTGATCATGGAGCTGGCGGGGTTGAAAGCCGCCGCAAACCCTCAGCCGACTCCGGCACCCGCAGCCTGACCGACCCGGAGTTCTGGGAGGACGTCTTCGGGCCGTTCCTGGACCACGGCATCGGGTTCGAGGAGGTGAGAAGGATGACGCTGCACGACCTCGCGATCGCCCAGGGGTACTGGAGGCGCAACCCGCCGCTGCGCGTCCTCGTCAGCGCCGTCGCCGCGTCGCTCGGCATCCCGCTGGAGAAGATGTTCGCGCCGAAGTCCGTGAAGGACCTGACGGCGAGGGACTACGACCTGACGCCGGGACCAGGGCACATGACGTTCGAGCAGATGGAGCGGCACATGGCCGCGACGGGCGGCAAGATCGCCGGCATCGGCATGGGGTGACGTGATGGCAGATGACGTCCAAGTCCAATTCGGCGCGAACACCTCCGGCATCGACCAGGGCTCGGCAGCCGTCTCGGCCAAGCTGAAGTCGCTCCAGAGTGACACCGACGCGATGGCGTCGCACTTCCAGACGGCTGGCGACACCATCAACGCCGCCATGTCCAAAGCCTCCGACAGCATGGGGGAACTTGAAAAAGGATTCACCTCGGCGTTCGAAGCTCTCAAGAAGGGCAGCCTCTCGGAGAGCACGTTGCTGAAGTTCCTGCTCGGCGGAGCCGTTGGTGGTGCGCTGGCCGAGATCGTCAAGAGCGTCCGCGACATGGGGGACGAGTTCGAGGAGTTGGAGAAGCACGCCAAAGAGGCGACGCTGACGATTCAGCAGTACGCTGCGCTCCAAAGAGCCGTCAAGGACGTCGACGCCAAACAGTTCGCGGCTGGCATCGAGGAGGCGGCGAAGAAGTGGAACGACCTGAACCACGGCGTCAGCGAACAGAGGACACTGCTTGAAAAGAACGGTGTGAGCTTGAGGGACAACACTGGGCAACTCATCCCGTTCACATCCTACCTCCTGATCGCGTCGAAGCTGATCGAGAACTCCAGGACGGAGTTGGACAGGTTCAAGATCGGTGAGATCCTAGGGTTCTCGCGTGAATGGGTCCGCGCGCTCCAGCAAGGACCGGATGAACTGAAGAAGGCTACCAACGAAGCAGCAAAGACCGCCGCAGAGCATACGAAGCTGATTCAGAGAGCTCATGAGTTTTCTGAGCAGTGGAAGACGGCGACCCAGGACTGGGGCGACAAGTTCAAAGCGATAATGATCGAGTTGTTCCCGTACATCGAGAAGTTCGTCAACACGATGCTCACGGGGATTGGCGCGTGGGTAAGCATCCTCGGCCAAATAGGAACAACGCCAGCCTTGGCCGAATCCTTCACCGCCGCCGACATCGCTGCTAACCGCGCACGCAATTCGATACGGACCGTGAAGGAACAGTTCGACGATGCGGTTGGTTCGGGAAACAGGTTCAGGGACACGTTCGACGCTGTGGGAACTCGATCATCCACGCTAGCGACGCAGTTCCAGGGCGTTGTCGACAAGATGTCGCCGCTCCCGAAGGTCTGGCAAGAGACCTACAACCAGATCATCGCGAGCGACGCGGCCATAAAGAAACTTGGAGAGGAGGACTTCTTCTCCAAGAGCGGCACGAAACTCGCCGACAAGGCGGGGCCGTTCGACCGCACCGCGATGCTCCAGTTCGAGGCCGAGTTGGACAAGATCAAGGAGAAGTACCAGGAGCAGAAGATCACCGAGCAGTCGGCGGTCGAGACGTTCGCGCAGACGGAATACCAGAAGGTCGCACACCTGAAGGCGGCCTTGGCCGATCGTGTGACGGCTGAAAATGCCGTGCTCGCCGAGATGCTTATGAAGTACGGCGACAACGCCAAGCAGCGCGCCTCCATCGAGCTTCAAGCCCAAAAGTTGATACATCAAGCACAGATCGACGAGGCTAAGTTGGATGAAGAACTTCTGAAAAAGAAGGCGCAGGAATGGAAGTCTGTCCTCGACACCATTTCCAGCTCGTTCACAAGCCAACTACGCGGCATCTTGCAGGGCACCACGACCTGGGCTCAGGCGATGAAGAACATCATGCTGGACCTTGTGCTCAAGATTATCGACGAGTTCATCAAGCTGGCGATCATCGGACCGCTGGTGCAGAGCTTCCTGAAGGCAGGGTTTGCGGCACCGACCGAGATATTCACCACCCTCATCACGATCATCAAGAACATGTTTGGGCCGCTGCTGGCCGGATTCACGTCGTTCTTCGCGCCGATACAGGGGCCGGCGGCACCGGCCGAGGGCGCGGCAGCGGCTGCGGGGGTGGTGGCGGCGGCGACTGCCGCAGTTAAGCTGGACACCGGCACCGACTACGTGCCGCGCACCGGCCTGGCGCTGCTCCACCAGGGTGAGGCGGTCATCCCGGCGTCGCAGAACGTCTCTCCGTACTCTGGCGGCGGCGGGACGTCTGCCGTGTTCAACATCAGCGCGTGGGACGCGTCGAGCGTCCAGGCATGGCTGCGGGGCGGCGGCGCGCACGTGATCGCGCGGCACGTGGCGCAGGCGATGAACGCCAACCCGACGCTGAGGCCGAGGTACTGAGATGTCACCTCCCATCCTCCCGACGTTCCGGTTCTTCACCTACCCGGCGAAGCGCACGCCGCTCTGGAGCACGATGCACCAGATGTCGGTGTCGGGGATGGACAACCCGATCCCGCTGTGGACGTTCAACCGCTGGCAGTACGAGCTCGTGATCGAACTGCTGAACTCTGGGTCGACGGCGTTCCAGAACGCGCTGGCGATCGAGTGGCAGGCGCTCAACGCGTTCTACAACCAGATGCAGGGCTCGTTCGGCGTGTTCCAGTTCTCCGACACCGACGACAACTCGGTGACGAACCAACTGTTCGGCATCGGCGACGGGACCACGACGGCGTTCCCGCTGACGCGCACGATGACCGGGGCCGGAGGCTTCACCTGGAACGAGCCGGTGTTCGCGCCCGTCGGGACGCCCGTCGTCAAGATCAACGGGACGCCGACGCTGTTGTTCACGCTCGGGACGCAGGGACTCATCACGTTCAACAGCGCGCCGGCGGGTGGTGCCAGCCTGACATGGACGGGACTTTACAATTGGCTCGTTCGTTTCGACGAGGATAACCTCGACTTCTCGAAGTTCATGAACAACCTTTGGGAGGTCAAAAGTCTAAAATTCACCAGCATCAAGACGCAATCAAAATGAAAAAGTCCCTACCTTACCCGACCAAACCACACCTAGCCTCACCTCTCCGCACCCTACCTTACCTTGCCATATTTCCGATTAGACATTATCAAGATGCGTAGTCAACACCATGAAATCCGCACCATCAGGCCTTGTAACGTTATTAGGGACAGGAAGCTTTGTCTTTGCTGACTTGTATCAATTTACTTTAGTGACTGGTCAGATTTTGCGCTATGTGACGGCCGATGTTGATGTCGTCTATGGCGGCAATCTTTATTCATCAGCATTATTCTTCGACCAGTCCGGCAACAAGGCGATCGGGCACTGGAAGACCGGCCTCGACACCGACACGTGGCAGGTCTACGTCATGCCGGTCGAGTTCGATCCGGTGACGCTCGCGCCGTTCCCCATCAAGATCGGCAGCACGGGGTGGCTCGCCGCCGTAGCGGCGGGGGCGCTCGCGGGAGCCCAGGTGGACATCCACCGGGCCTACTGGCCGTCATGGCCCCAACCATGGACGAGCCCGTTGGCAGCCTTCGCTGGCGGCAACGACAGCTTCACGAAGGTTCTGCTGCATTTGAACGGCTCCGACGGATCGACGACGATCACTGACGATAACACTGGAGGTTCTGCACACGCGTGGACCGCGGCGGGCAATGCGCAAATCGATACGGTGCAAAGCAAATTCGGCGACGCGTCAGGATTGTTCGATGGAGCCGGTGATTGGGTTTCAACGCCGGATAGCACTGATTTCACGCTTGGATCAAGCGACTTCACTGTCGATTGTTGGTTCAATTGCAATCTCGCGACGACTGTAACCGGAATAATTGCTGGGCAGCGTGCCACTGCGGCGGCAGCAGATACTTCATTTATTCTTTTCAAGAATGGAGGAGACCAAATCCAGGCACGAGCATGCGTGGGAACGACAGCCTTCAATGTGACAAGTACGACTACGTTCACAAACCTCGTACATGCTGGT